GCTTTTACAGGTACTTTATCGTACACTCTAGTAAGTTGATCTTCTGGCAATGTTCTAAACGGCTTTGTGCCAGAATAAACGTATGATAACGTGTTGCTACCAGTTGTTTTTGCAAACTGATTGCCAAGCTTAATAGTATCAACAACCATAACAGCCGCGCCGTCTGATTCTTTGTAAAGTATTTCTACTTCTGTTATTTTAAACTGACTAGCTACATTACTAAGGCTAGTAGCAGGTAATGCCGGATCTCCGCACTTAGGCATTTCTATTAACAAAGTTAATTCATTTACTTTGTTTTCCATGAAGTCAACCACAGTACTCCTATATGAAGCAGACATATCGTTGTTATCTATTTCAGCACTGGCTGATAAGCTATTTTGATCTGGAAAAAGAAAATAACCATCTTGCTGAGGTATAAAGCATTCTTGAGTAAATGGTGCGAATAAAGAGTATTCTCCATCATCAAATTTAAACCTATAACTAAACCTCACAAACTTATCTTCTAGGTAATCAGGATCTCCTCTATACGTGCTGTCGTAGTAAGGATTAGCATTAAAAACTAGTTCAACGTTATCAGCTAAAGTTTGTGCAGAACTAACTGTTAAGTTGGGGGCAGTATAACTAACGACTGTGGTTCCAGCTGTTACGCCGGTTCCTGTGACTTTAGATCCCGGTAATACGTAACCACTTACGTTGTCTATTGCAAAAGTAGTAACAAATGTCACGGCACCGTTAGTTGAAGCTATTCCTCCGTTAGGATATTCTTTACTAGCAACGTCTTTCATTGTTGTTTCGTAATTTCCAGGGGATAAAGTGCTTTCATTCCATAATACCGGAGCGGTATAAGGCATGTACTTAGCTACACTAATAGTGTCTTCTATAACGTAGTAACTAGCGTCATTCAATGCTGAATCTACGTTTATTTTTCTAGGCTGGTTTCTGTTGTCAGTCCAAAACAATAACTCTTCTAACAAGTTAACCCCGTATATAGGAGCTCCTTCCCAGAAGTTTAAAAACAAACCTTCAACTAGTATGTTGCTTTGCGTAGCTGAACCTTGTGATATAATTGACCTTACTATATAATGTTTGGTTAACGGGTTTTTGTTGTATGTACCATTTGGGTTACTAGCTATAGTGTTGTTTGTTAAAAAGAAGAATACACAGGAGTTAACTTCAGAAACCAAATAACCAATACAAACCACATCAGGTTTACCTGGAATAATTTCTTTAAAATTAATTAACTCACTATTACCTAAAACGTTTTCTAGCGCACCAACATCCGAAGACTCTGATTTACTGACCTGTATATTTAATGCGTCTCTATATTCACCCTGCGGTAACAAGCGATCGTCAAGATCCTTGTTCATTTTAGATTTTATAAAAACATTTTTAAACTCTGCCATTTAATTTTAGTGTTTTATCCATTTAGATTTACCTCTCATAACTTGCGCTATTTCACCAAGCTTAATGTTAGACAATCTTATTTTTGCATTTCTTAATTTAGAACTAGCTTCTCTTTTCAGCCTGTTTATTATATACTCAGGTTGATTAATTCTACTCGCTAATACAGCATGTGATAGGTAAGCATATAAGGCATCTTCTGCTAACTTAGGTATTCTACTATCCATATCGTAAGCTAAGCCATCAGAGATGTACTCTAGTATTATTAGCCTACCAACTAGATTACTTGAAAAAGATATTTTACCTTCTCTTTCGTTCATATTAAACCAGCCGTTAACTTGAGCGTATTGTGGGTCAATTCCGTATAACTGACCATAACCTGAGTTCCACATTCCACCATAGCCCCAGTCGAATTCGGCCCAGTCTACGCTAGCATTAAATTCTCCTCCTAGCATATTATTTGTTCTCCATCTTTCCTCTGTTATCGATGTTCCTTGTATGTTTTGACCAAAGTTATCTTGAGTTGGAACACCTTCGGAATCTTGTACTGGCGTTCTATAAGGAGAGTCTGTTAAATTGTTTGCTGGGTATATTATTCTTTGTACACCAGCCATATCGATCCAAGACATACGAACGTAGTTGACGTAATCTTGTGGTATAACTACGCTTAGGCTTGGTGGTATAGTAAGCTCTTGAGACTTAATACTTTTTAATGTATCATAACTAAATTCTTGCAATGCGCGTTTAGCATGAAATATTAAGTCAGTTCTTTTAACACTTGGTATCAACTTACCCGCTCCTACATATGCAACTATAAAATTGTTAACTACATCATTCAAAGTCACGTACTCATAACTACCATAGTTTTGCTCTGTGGTATTACCATATGCGTTCTTGTTCCCGTAACTTCCGCCATCTAATCTTTTTAGCTGACATACTAACACATTATTTTGAGGAAGCGCTAAACCTAGCTTTATTGTGTTACCAGTTACGGTATATAATGTTGTATATTCTGTGTAAGTTATACCATCAGTGCTGCTATATAGCTTAAAATTATTTAAAGCATAGTCTACTGCCGTAGGATCAAAAGATCCAAATACTAGATTAGTGTCAAAAGTAAATGTAAAATCAGTTTGACCTAAAGCATTTTCAACCGTAAACCCTTGAGCTCCAGCGTAGTATTGTTGATTAGTTTCGTTTATAACTCCCATCTATTAGCTTTTTTTATTTATTTCTTTTCCTTGAACCTGCTGTGAGGCTATTTGAACTATAGAAGGATCTTGTATTATTATACCAGCGTATGCTAGTATTCTTAATATAATGTTAACTTGCTCTGACTCGTGTAGTTCAAAGTCTCTAGAACCAGTACCTAAACTAGAATCAAAATAATTACCGTTAAATAAGTATTGACCTCTACCAGCGGTAGTAAATCCCCATATAGGTGGAATAGGTTTTCTTATATAATCAACTTCTATATTACTTACTATACTAGTTGGGTTTACATATATAACGTTTTGCAAGTGGCTGTTTATAGTTGAACCAGCGTTGTTTACATTACCTCTATTTTCGTATAAATACGTAGGAAAACTTTTTGTTGCTTTTGTTAAAGGAGATCTTTCTATGTTGTAGAAATCTGTTCTAGATAATCTTTGTAGTTCTATTTGATTACCTCTATCGTCTTTGTATATTGCAGTACCTAATCTGTAAAAATCTACAGTAGCTCCGTACTTGTCTACGGTTGGTAAAGTAAAATATGCTAGACCTGGGTTACTCGTGTTATCGTATACAGCGGACCCAAATGTTTTAAATATAGCTAACTTTTCGTCAAGATTCATTATCCTGTCAGCGTAGTCAACATCCGCTTGTGGCACTCTTAATTGCTGGTTTAAGTCTTCAAAGTATTTCTCAAATATATCTAATTGAACTTGAGTACCTACCTCATTAAATTCAGCAGGGGTTAAATAACCTCTTTGCTCTTTATTTATTATAGACAATACTGTTTGATATACAGTGTTTACGTTTACAGCCATACTTTTTTAAATTATAATACACTAGGGTACCATTGATATGATACCCTAATATATTAGTATCACTTGTTTATACTCTTTTTTCTATAGATTTATAAACTTCTACACCTTCATCTGTTTTAAACCATGCAGCTAAAGCTGAATATGGGTTTTCGTCAAATGGTACAGTAAATAGTTTTCTGTCATTTGAACTCCAGTGAAAAGTTCTTTGATCTTGTGACAGGTTAATTATTTGAGCTTCAATAGCTTTTATACCAAAGTTTCTTAGCTGAACGTTTTCGTCGTTAGCTAGGTTTAAAAATAAACCTGGTTTTCTTTTAGCAAATAATAACAAGTCTCTTTTAAGTTCTTTAGACTTCATGTTAGAAACAGAACTTCCTTTTTCAACTCTAAGTATAGCCTCAGCTTGATCAACATCCATCTCCATTGCAGCATTAAGTGCATGCACTTCCATTTCTATAATATCTAAATCATCTTCAGCATCTGCAACAGCGTCGAACTCAAAATATTTTTTATCTCTTAGTGGGTGGTATAAACTTAGTAGTTTTTGAAGAATTTGGTTTTCTTCTGGAACACTTAATATACCATCTCTAAAAGTAATATGCCCCAACGTTACCTCACCTTTTTGCTCATCTGTAAAAGGACTGTTCATGTTGGTTGCATACCTTAATTCTCTTTGCTTAGATTGATCTTTATCAAAATATAGCAAAGGACTTTTTCTAGTATGTTTACCTGGAATTGTTAATGTTAATGGTTGTTTATTACCTTTAACAATGTAGGTTCTAGGTTTTATTTCCCACTCTGGTTTTGTGGGTACTACTGGAGCAGCAACTTTTTTTGCTACTACTACTTCTTTTTGAGGTGCAACCTCAACTTTTTCTGCTTCAGCTTTTTTAGCCATAATATAATATAATTAAATAGTTTGTAAAAAAAATAAAAACCCCTGCCCGAAGACAGGGATAATTATTATTGAGTAATTACACTCCTTTGAATAATACGAAGTTATTCGCAGCTTGTACAACTAAACATCTTTCAGATAAGAAGTTTACAGTCATAGCATCTAGGTCGCTAGTGAAAGCTCCACCAACAGAACCAGTTAACCAAGACTTCATACGTCTGTCATCAGCTTGTGAAGCACGGTAACGAACGTGTAAGAATGGTCGTCTGATATTTGTCCCTAGAATCTGATCGTAAACAGTAGAAGTTCCAGCAGGAACTAACATACCTTCAATAGACGCAGGTCCGGTCATAGCTCCACGAGTAGAAGCATCGTTTAAGTATTTCCAGTCAGTTTTGTAGAAATCGTAAGATCCTCTACGGAAACCAGAAAAGCCTAGGTTCAATGCCATCTCTTCAGAGTTTTCAAATAATCCAAAAGCAGTTCCACCGCTTTGACCAGCAGATATTGCAGCTAGCATATCGTCAAAATCAAGATTAGTGTTTCTGTTTAAGAATAACATGTTTTCTTCAATCGCTCCTTGAGTATCTAAATTTCTAAGAATATCATCAAAGTCATTTATACCGTTAGCAGCAGAGAATCCAACCTGTACATTACCTCTGTCTTCAACAGCAGCAAACAAACCTTCTGTACCAGTAACACCTGTGATTGTAGATGCAGCAGCAACCTGCTCACCTTCTACAACAGACATTTCTAGGTAATCCTCAAAACGTAGTCTCGTTTCAGACTCTGCTTTTAGGTACCATAAGTATCCAGATGTTCCATCTTCAGTAGCAACTTCCACCCAACCGATCTGAGCTGTGTCAGAACCATTGATTGAATATTGGCTTCTAATGATAATTGGCTTGTTAGAAAACTGAGTAAATGCAGGAGTTATTGTTTGAATAGGGTAATCGTTACCCGCTACTGCTAGTGCTCCAGTTCCAGCAATTGTAGTGTTTGTTCCTTTTGGATATTCAGAACCGTAAACAAATATCTTTACAGTACCAACTAGTCCTTCACTAGCTAATGTAGCAGAACCGTAAGGTAACACGTTTAATACACCTGTTGCAGTCTGTGATCCTGTTACTAAACATTTCGCCTCTCCACCAAAGTCATCCATCACAACGATAGTTTGTTGTGGAGATATAACGTTGATAATGTTTGCAGCAACTGGAATAGTAATAGTACCTGCACCACTGTTGAATGTACAGTTGTCATAGGCTACATGTAGTCTATTTTGCTCAGACCATATTACTTGACATTTCGCCTCTCCACCAAAGTCATCCATCACAACGATAGTTTGTTGTGGAGATATAACGTTGATAATGTTTGCAGCAACTGGAATAGTAATAGTACCTGCAGCACTGTTGAATGTACAGTTGTCATAGGCTACATGTAGTCTATTTTGCTCAGACCATATTACTTGATCAGATGTCATTGGTAGTTCAGCCCCAACCATACGTAAGAATCCAGATAACGTACGATTTCCGTAACGCTCTACCTCTGCTTCGTAAAGTTCAGGTAGGTATTGCTGTGCGAAGTTTCCGCCAGCAGCACCGTCAAATGTTAGATAGTTATTCGCAAGCGGCTGTTGCAGCTGCGATGGTACTATCGAACCAAATTGTGGTGTTAAAGCCATAATTTTAAAAGTTTAATTAGTTAAATTTTCGTTTTTTTATTTTTAATTTAGACGAATCTAATCCACTTATTGATTTTACTTTTAACCCATTTATAAAGACGTTTCCATCGGCAACTTGCCTAGGCTTGTCGTTACTTAAGTTTTTAGATGAGTCAACGATATTTTTAATACCATCAGCTCTTCCTTGTTCGTAAAAATGATTAGCGATTTTATCCGAGTTCATAGCAGCATACATAGCTTTGTGATAACCAGAAGAGTCTGTCACGGCTCCATTTTTGTCTACAAATTTTGAAATAAAACTGTTTACATTAAGCTGTGATTTACCTACTTCAGATGGGTTTTGTAGCTTGTACCTAAACTTTTTTTCTCCTAAATTGAAATCAAAACCTTTGAAATCGTCATTAAAAATTTGTTCAGTTTGCGCTTTAAAATCCTGCTGAAGAGTTTTTGCACTCTCCTCTTGCTGCTTGTACCTATTGAAAAAGTCCGTAGCTCGCTGCTGATCTTGGGTAATACCAGGTCTCAACTTGATTTCCCGATAGTATTTATCCTTCATAGCATCTAGCTCTACACGGGCCTTAGCAACTTCTTCCTTGAAAGCCAATTTCTTTTTTCTAATGTCTCTTGGCTCGTCAAGATCCTCATCGTAAGAAAAATTGTCTTCCATAAGAAAATCAATTTCTTCTTTATCAAGATGAGGTTTAGTCTGTTTGTAATACTCGTTGAGTAGTACTTTTTCGTTTACGTTAGAGTAGTCATGGTTGAGTCTTACATAATCCTCTATTGTTCCACCTGTCTGAGACATAAAGTCTACAAGTGATTGTATGTTTTCAGGCAATGCTTTGCCTTGGGTAACTTGATCTTTAACAGCTTGCTCTGCTTCTTCGTAGAGCTCTGTTGTTTTTTCATCTACCTCTTCTTCAGTTATTTCCTGTACAGGGCTTTCTAGTTCTTCTTTGGTGTCCCGTACTTCTTCAGCCACTTCTTTGCTGTCGCCACTGTATTTGGACTCTTCGATAATAACATCGCTATCATCTGTCTTTTGTGTTTGAACGGCATCTGTTTCTTTTTTTTCTGTTAAATCAACCTTTATAACATCTGGTATAACTTCTCCCTGTGCTTCGGGTTTTGATAAATCAACCTTAACCGGTTCATTGCTTGATGTATCGGAAAATTTCTTTGGTGATTTTCTTTTACCTTTTAAAGAAAACTCACCTTCTTGTTTGACCTCTACGGCCGCTTTTACTTCTGACATAATATAATATTATAAAATTAAAAATTATTTAGGACCAAAGGCTTCTAAGCCGAAGTCACCTAAACTATCGTTAGTAGATTCAAAGTCGATAGGTGTTCCATCGTTTTGTCTCTGCTGTATCATTTGTGATTGCTGTGTTCCTATTATTCTAGCTCTTTTATCTTTTCTGTCTTCAATGTCTGCTTCTTTACCTTTCTCTCCATTGAATCTTTCTTTAGCTAATTGGACGTTGTAATTAAACTCTTCAGCCATAAGCTCTCTTTTTATAGCTGCTTCAGCTTGCATGCGCTGTATTTCAAACTGAGACTTAGCTTGCTCTAACTGCATTTTTTGATCAGTTAGTATTTGTTGCTTTTGAGTTTCAGCCATAGCTGTCTGCTCTGCTAGTTGACCGTTTGCTTGAGCTTGAGCCTGCATATTAGCTTGAGCTGCTTTTTGATCTCTCTCTTGTTTTAGTCTACGTTTTTGCTTAAGCATTTGATTTGCTAGTTTCAAATTACGTATTTGCCTAAGATCTATAGCATCTTCTAAATCAATACCACCGGTTTGTAAGGCAACCTGTATGTTTTGTTCAAGTTGTGCTTTTTCCTCTTCGTCAGGTTCTAAGTCTAGGAATATACCAAAGTCATGTAAGTTTAAATTAGATATCTCTGATAATGTCTGAACGTTAAATGTTGATATAGAGTTCTTTAGCGCTTCAGCTGTTAGTGGAAATCTAACTACATCAGCTAGCTTTTTAGATATATTCTCACATAATCTTAATGTCAAGTATAGACTAGCGTCGTTAATATGCTTAGTAGCTATATTTGATTGCTGTGCAGCTATCTTTTGTAGCCCAACCAATGTGTCTCTATCAGGTAAACTACCATCTCTAGCTTCGTTAAGACCTGTTACGTCTCTAATCATTTGAACATAATAGTTATATGTGCTCGTTAATGCGGCTATCTTTCCTTGTCCTGAGGAAGATGATAATTCTTGAACCGGTACTTTACCTGCGTTCATTGCCCCGTCTTGAGTTAGCGATCTACCAACAACAGATCCAGTCTGAAAGTACATGTTAAGTGCTTCTGCTGGGTTATAATTAGTACCATTACCTAGATCAACTTCAGCTAAACCATCCATATCTAAGAACACACCATCTGGTACCATTCTTGAGATCACCTGCTGAAGTTTTAGATGTGTCAACTGAATCATGTCTGCAAAGCCTATAGTTTTACTAACTATTGATTCTATTCTACCTTTGTAAATTCTAGGCGCACATATAGTGTAATTCATTTCCACTTTAGTAGTGTCAGCCATTGGCCTGGTCATGTTCTCTGCCATTCTCCAGTCTAACATCATGTTTGTTCCTAGTATCTTAACACCTTCAAATAAAACCTCTATGCTTCTTGAAACTCTGTCAAACTTGTCACTTGGTGGAGGGTTAAAGTCATCTGTCTTTACTAGTATTTTTTCTAAACCTTGATCTGTTTGCTTTAGCTTAAATACTTGATCCATATAGGTCTTGTATTCAAAGTATAACACTTGAACAGTATTTTCGTCATAAGCACCCCACCCGTATATGTAGTTTTGGTTGCTATATGATTTTTGTATTTTAGTTAATTCCTCGTCTGATATATGAGGAAATTGCTGTTTGATCTCTGCTATGGTAACTGCTTTAACTTCTCCAACATAGTATACATCTTCAAAGTTTGGATCTTCTGTATATGAATGAATCATATAGGCAGGGTCAACGTAATCTAAAGTTATACCTTCTGATATGTTAAAGTTTGTTTTTGCTGCCGCTATACCTAGTGTTACAAGATCATAGTTTAATCTGCGTTTTAATAGCTCAAACTTATTTTTATCTAAGGTCTGAGTTATAGCTTCTTCTTCTGCTATTTCTATAGCTTGCTTGTAAGATAATTGTAAGTGCAACTCCATCTCTTCCATTGTCTTAGGAAGATCCATTGGAGGTATATTTGTTTTAGATATATCTTGACCTGTAGTTCTTTTTACTTCTTGTATTATATCTTGACCAAACATATCCATAGCTAAACCAGAAGCATAGTCTGTTCTCTTTTTTATAGAAGCTGGGTCATTAGCATAAGCTTTAATGTCATAATCTTTATTAGATATACCATTGGTTAGTATATCTACAAACTTAGATAATATAGGAACTGGCTTCCAGTCTAAGTTTAAATAAGACAAATCACCGTTTATAGATAATTCATCTTTATATTTTTGTGTTGATTGCTCTCCTCTAGCATAAAGCCTACGCGTGTGGTAGTTGTTAAAAGAAGTTAGATATCTATTCCCATTAGTTCTACCTTGTGCAAACCACTCTGACTGTATAGCGTCAGCAACCTGCGAACCATACTTAAGGCTTAATTTTTCCTCCAAAGGTACTACCTGATTGGGAAACGCACTATTAGCATTATAATTTATATTCATTTACTTTATAATTTTAGAAGCAATACCGGTGTTATCATATTTTTTTATACCTAAATTATAAGATATAATTTCTCTTTTTGGTATGGGTCTATATCTATTTTTATTGCAAGCCATCAACGCTAGTCCAGAGCTGATAGATGCATCATGTTTTGTCCTGTTGTTTATGTTGAATCTACTCCAGTCATTTAATGTTCTTTGAAAGTACATATCACCATATCCTTTGTCTTGTAAACCTATGAAGTTTTCTATATACGTCTCTATAGCAGCGGCATGTGCTTGCTTTATGTCTTCACTTGAGTTTGGTATACCACCAATATCTCTTTCTGTTACCGACAACTTGTTGTAGATTTTATCTGGTCTGTTCATTGAAAAACCTCTATATCCTCTACGTTTAAAATGATATAGCAATCTAGG